GCGGCTCAATGATGGGCGGGCGCAGCATCAGGACTCTCCAACCTGGATATCGGCATCTGCACCATAGAACGTCACGATATCCTCAGCCATCAAGCGCAAAACACGCTGCCGAAAGCTGCCCAGACGCGTGCTGAACACCCGCTTGCGATGATCCCCCGATGCGCCGCTGCTCATAAAGCGCGGCGTCGTGAAATTCCGCCCGCCGTTGTCGGACCAGTCCAACTGAATGGACGGATTGGCTGCAAGCGTGCCGGAATCCAGCTCAACCTCGAAGCGGGACATGAACGCCCGCTTGGTATCGCCCCATATCGGCGGAAAGCAAGCGATGCGGCGCAGCGTCACGCCCACGTCGTTGCGGGTTTGCGGGTCCAACCCGAACACCACGGCGCTGAATCCATCGCCAAAGATCGCCGTGCCACCGAACTGCGCTGAGCAATCAGCCCGCCAACGACCAGACCCGCCAGATCCACTCGCCCGGCGGTGCCATTGCTTGGTGGCGGCATCGTAAACCCACGTCCGGCCTTCAGATCCATCGGCACGCTGAAAGCTCAGGGCGTAGAAATAATGCCCAGTCTGAGAATACGCCAAGCCGGAAGTAAATCGCACCTCGCCAAAGTCGCGAATCCATTCCTCAATGGCGTGCGTGCTGATCCGCTGGGCCGTATACCCACTAGACCGGTAGATGATGCCGTTGGTGCCGAGCCAGACGAGCGAGTTATCAAACTCCGCCACCGTCGCCGCATTGGACGTGCCGAATGGAATATCACCTCCAGAACGCCGCTCGAATGGCGCGTTGGCGTTGCCGGTGACGAACCACACCTCAACGCCCGTCTCACCGAACAGCCATAGCTCGCCACGGTGAAACATAGCCTTCTTCAGCACGTTCGGGCGGGCATCGGCACTGGCGAAGGACAACCCGTCATAGGTGTCGGCATCCAGCAGGTTCGACCAGAAGAACTGATCGCTCCCGATATCGTCAGCCGTGAACACCCAATAACCAGCAATGTAGGTCACGCTGGACGCGCCAGGAAACGGCTGACTCGACGTTCCGGTGATCTGATGCAGGGTTGAGGATGCCGCGTGACTGGCTACCCAAGCATTCGGCGGAATGCACACCACTACCGTGGTTGGCCCCACAGCGATGGTGGGGCGCCCCGAGCCAGTGACAGTGCCGATGGACACAGCCCCACCCTCGGCCGTGTAGCGGATGAACTGATCGCCAGCCACCGCATAAAGCCGCCCAGGCTGGTCAGAATTTAAGGCTCGGATGGCGCCAGTCTCGAACGTGAAGACAGCCGCCAAGCCTGGCGTGCTCTTGATGATGGCTTGCGAGCGCGCTTCCGGCGGGGCCTGCTCCACATAGAGATTGACCAGATCCTGCGCGTCAGCCGGCAGGCTGTTCAACTCGTAGGTCTGGGTCGGAAACGGGATTCGCTGCATCATGTTGCGATGGTCCCGTCCGTGAAGCGCCAGTTGATCCCGTCACTGGTGGCCAGACGCTGACTGCGGTCGATCACCCTTACAGTCCCACCCGGCACCGCCGATGCAGAGGGCAGCGAGGCAAAGGCATAGCCGCGCAGCACCACAGGAACAGCAGCGCTCAAGCGGTCATTCGTGGCGCCAAGGATCTCCGTGGCACCTACCACAACGTTCATGCGGTCGGTGGCGCGGTTGTATTGAATGTAATCATTGGCATCGAAGGCAAGGGTCGGATTAGCACCACCGCTCATGGTCCAATAGCCGGTGGCATCCAAGCTAAAACGGTCGCTCTGGACGTAGCCAAGCCCAGACGTCACGCCGCCACCCAGAACCTCCTTGCCGCCGACCACCATGGTGTAGCGATTGTTGGCGCGCGAGAACTGGACGTAATCGGCATCATCGAAGGCGATCAGCGGATTGCCGTTGCCGTAGGAGAAGTAAGCCTGCGGATCGACCTGGAAGCGGCGCCCCTTGGTCACGGTGCCCTGCGTGCCACCGTAGTCACCCAGCGCATTGCCGCTGAAGTGGATGTTGCTTTCCATGATGCGCGAGGCCGTTTCCAGCCCGTAGCGCGCGTGCCCCGTGATCTTGCCGCCCGTGACGGTGACGGTATCGGCCTGAACGTTACCGGTAACCTTGATGCCAGAACCGGTCGCGCTGCCATGGATGTAGAGCGCCGGGGTCAGATAGACATGCCCGCCGGCCTCAACGCTGATGCCATCGAACTGCGGGAAGTCGATCTCAACATCATTGCCCATGAAGAAAAAGGGCTGCCCCGCACCAGAATTGCGGATCATCCGCACACCGTATCCCATGACCACGAGATTGAGGCTGTGCGCCTGAACGGAGTGGCAGTTTCCCTCCCACAGCAAGCCGGTCGCGCGGGCCGTGGGGCTGGACATGGTGACGCCGGTCAGGCGCAGCAGGTCCGAGCGCTTCGTGTCATCGCCATACCAGTGGATGCCGATGGTGCCGCGCACGTTGTTGCACCAGACGTTGCGGACCTCGAAGTAATTGGCCGTGTCGATATACAGCAGGTTCCAAGGATCAGTGACCACCAAATCCACAACCAGCATACGGCTGGCGCGGCTGGAACGGATAAGGAAGTCAGCCGTCTTGCCACTCGCCTCAATAAAGCCGCCCATCCAGCCACCACCAGAGATAGGCCCGGTGAAAACAGCCATCGGGTTGTTGCCGACAGCAATGATGCGGGCGCCATAGGCAGAGATAAACTGCCGAGAGGTTCGTACGGTGACGGTATTGGCGAGGTAGTAGCTGCGGCCAGGCGGCAGGATGACGCTGCGGCCCGTATCAATCGCAGCCTGCAACGCGGCGGCATCGTCGGTCACGCCGTCAGCCTTGGCGCCGAAGTCCATGATGCTCACGGTATCGGCCAGCTTCTGCTGCACCGTCCGATTGATGCCAGACAGCACCGCTTTGTTCAGAGCATAGCCCGCCATCTGCGCCGGGCTGACCTGATAGGCATTGGCCCCATCATCCAAGGCGATGGCGCCCACGTCTTGCAGCTCACCTGGATACGGCGTCAGGCCCGAGATGCGAACCGTGCTCATTGGGCCAATGCTCCGCTTACGGTTTTGATCATGCGTAATCTACAGTATCGCCATCTTCCCACAACAGCGGAGAGGCGTCATCCCAAAGCAAAGTCAGAGGTCCAACGTCACTGCCGGGCTGTGGGACGCCAATAACACCACCACCGTCCGTGTCGTCGCCATCTAGATACTCGTTGCCTGGCGTGATCAGGGCATCAGAACGGATGAAGCGATGCCCATCCGCCCGAGCAACATTGATAACGCCAGACGCCACCACAGACGCCTCAGTGGCATCGCCCAGCGTCACGCGCCAAGGAATCTGCCCCCGGCCGTATCGGGTAAAGGCGCCCATCAGGTCAAAATAGACCTGCCCCGTTTCGAACGGCAAAAACACGCCATCACTACCGCGCGCGTCAGCCGTGCCAAACGAGAAGAAGGCAGCCATGCCAGCCAGATTGACCGGCGTTGAGTCGCCATCCCGCTCATACACCGTCAGCAGCAGCCGGACCTGCTCACCGGAATGCATGATGAAGTTACGGGCTGGCGGTGCCTCTAGCGGGCCGTAGCTGCGGCACACCGCGAACGGCAGGGTCCGGCCAGCCATCAGAAGTATTCCACCTGAATGGTGTCACCGGTCGTCGGTAGGACATTCTGCTTGATGATCATTCGCTCTGCCATATCCCAATCATTCTGGTTAGGCGTCTGCAAAGCGACTGGCGCCATAAGAACCGTGGCCATTAAGACATACGGTTCCTCAATGCCAGGCGGGATATCCATCAGCAGCCACCGGGTACGACGCCGGCCCGACAGGTTGGCGTGCACATCGCGGACCTTCTGCGTGGCAATGGCCAACCCAATCGGGCCATTCAGGATCATCATGCGCGCCGACTTCATGGCGGCATCCATGGCAGCCGGATCGCGCGTGCCGCCATACACAGGCGCCAGTTTGGCAACCGCGATGCTGGCGATGGCGTCACCATAGGCGGCCGGAGTCTGATCGATCTGCCACGTCGCCAAGCCCTGCGCCACCAACGCGCTATGAGCCGATGCCACTTCTGCCTCAGCCTGCGCCTGCGCCTTGCGGCCCTGCACATTCACGCGGATGCGCTGCAAGGCAGCGGCATACAGATCCGGCGCTTCCGGCCGGCCGAGCATCGGGCCAAGCTGGGCAGCTGCCGCCGCGATCACATCGCCAGCCACGCTGTAAGGCGTCGTGTCCACCGGCCAGTCAGCAACGCCGGCATTGACCAGAGTGTCATGCACGGAGCGGACTGCGTTATAGGCCTCGATAGAGCCGCGCTCGCCCAGCATCTGAGCCAGTCGAATCCGCTCTTCAGCCGCCCCAGCGTCCAGCTTCATGTCAGCGTTGTAGATCGGCGCCAGATAGGCAGCCACGATCACCTCAACGTCAGCAGCGAAAGCGGCAGGCACCACATCAGAGGTCCAATCCGCCAAGCCACGCCGGGCCAGCGAACTGTGAACCTCAGTGACCTTTGCCTCAGCCAAAGCCTGGCCACGGCCGCCGGTCAGCGCGACAGCGCGCGCTTCCTGCATGATCGCGGCATAATTCGAGAACTCGGACACCTTGCCGAAGCTTGGTGCCAGCAGGTTCGCGGCCAGCATCTCATAATGCTGCGCCATATAACGTGGGGTCGCGTCCACAGCCCATGTGGCAATGCCACCAGCTGTCAGGCGCTCGTGCACATCCACGATGGTGGTCAGCGCCACGTCCTGATCATTAGGGGACGGACTCTCATCGGATGCGATGACACCCAACCGGCGCAGCGTGCGGGTGGCCAGCATTGCCGCATCCACCGTGGCCGTGGCAAAGCCCGGGAATGCCGGGTTCACGCCCACCATGCGCAGCGCGCGGGAAGCCACCTCAGCGCGCGAGACTGGGGCACTTTGCGGACCAGCCTGCTCAAACGGCACTGCCATCACGCCCAGATGGCGCAGCACGGAAGCGCCCATCTCAGTGAGCGTCCGGGTGCCAGTCAGACCGGCGCGCTCATTTGGCTCCAACACAGTCACGCCAAGGCGGCGCAAAGCCTGTGAGGCCATGCTCGCCTTGGTCGTCGTCCCAGCATCAGTCGGCCGGGAGGTGCCCGCCACCAGCGATAGTCCCAGCCTTTGAAGAACTCGCTGGCCTAGAGTCTCGACGGTAACGGGCATACTCGGTTACTTCTGCGCTCGGGGAACAGTCTTGGCATCGCCCTCAGTTGCAGGCGGGTCCTTCGCGTCAACGCGCGTGGTGCCCTCCTCAGCCGGGGTCTTGCCACCCGCGTCAGCCTCAGTGGTCACAACTACATCAGCCGCCGGCTTGCCCGTCAGGGTGGAGCCGTCCGGGGTGCTGCCATCGGCAACAGTCCCATCCGCCTCCAGCGCCTTCTTGGCGAGGGTGTTTTCCTCGATGTCGCCGCCCATCCCACCGCGCGCGGCCATCTGGGCCTCGCCGGTCAGACGGACCTGGGCGCCACGGCTCGGAAGCCGCTCACCCTCAAGCTTGACCTTCGGTTCAGCCATTGTCATGCCTCCTTACGCGT